GATCCGCTTTAAGTGTAAAACACGGTATTCAAACGGGTGCTGGTGTTATTGATCCAGACTATACGGGTGAATTGAAGGTTATCTTGTTTAATCACGGGAGTGAACCGTTCGAAATTAAACAAGGCGATAGAATCGCCCAACTCATTTTGGAAAAGTGTGAAACACCACTTATTGAGGAAGTTGATGAATTAAAAGAAACAAAACGTGGCGAACGAGGTTTTGGATCTTCGGGTAAAAATTAACGACTGAAGGAAATATCATGATGCGAAATACCAAAATCTGTATCAGACATGTACTTATCTGGTATTTTATACTGTTCTAATACTAAACTTATTCGTTTTTCGGTATTATTTTCACAAAAAAAGGGTTCAACAAGATGATTTGTATCACCTCTAAATGTTAATTTTCTACCTTGTTTTGGTATATATTGTGTTTTAGTTTCTAATCCACCTCTTGAACCAAAAGGAGATAAATATAAATTACCACCTTCACAGTTTTCTGGTACATTTATATATAGTATAGTTGTACATACTGGTAATATCATTCGTTTAGTCCAATCCTGTATGTTTATACTATCATCATAATGTCCCGTTATCTGATTATACTCTTCTGAATTATAGGAATTACTTAATATAGCTGTATTGACAATATATGCATTTGTACCAGGTTGTTTTATCTTTTCAAATATTTTATAAATTTTTTCTAAATTTTTTTCTAAAAACATTTTTTTAGAATCTTCACTCGTATTAAAACGTATAATAAAGTCATTCTTACTCCAATCATTATTTAATAGTTCGTGTTTTAATATATACTCTTTTAGGTCTTTGCATTCTTCTGGTGATAAGAAATCATCCTGAATGTCGATAAGCGGAAATCCATATGGATGTGATCTCTTGAATGAAAAATAACTTTCTAATTCAATATTTCGATTTACGACATATATTATTAATATTATTGAAAATATATAATATAACACCTTCTTCATATCTTATATACATGTAAAAATTAGTTTCCAAATGCGATACCACCCATACCATTCTTAATCCTGAGAATGTTATAGTTGACCGCATATGCACGAATCATATCAATTTTTGTATTTGTAGCAGAATCAGTGTAATTAATATTTATCTTCGCATTATCGATTCGCGAAAAGTTCAAGGTACCCGTTGGTTGAGACTTGTTCATTGTAAGACAGAATGGCCATGTATATATTTGTTCCGAATCGACTGTGTTGTTAAGAACCGAACAGTGTCTCGATGGAACAACGTTTCTATGGTATTCGTGTGTCATATTTTCAAAGAGTGGAACACCGTTAATAAACATAGACGCGTCCGTGAAAGTGTATGATGTAGATGCACCCACTGTTGAATCGTTACCCGCAGCTATGTGAACGGCCTTTACTGGGTGATTAAAGTAGGTCAAATCAATCGACGTATCGGAATCAGACATTGGTTGGTGTTGTGTTTGTGTAATGAGAATTTCGTGTTCACCTTTCGCAAAGAATTCGCGTTCGTCTGTGTCGACAAATACGTACGAACCGTATACCTTTGGTCTAGTACTTGGAGTAAATGTACCATTTCTACACTTAATTCTAATTTCAACTTCGTGGTATTGAAGACCGACGAGTGGTAAAGATTTCGTCCAATCTTCACTGAAAAAGAATGGAATTATGTAACTCCCTGTCGATGCATTATCACCACCATCTTGGGTCGTCGCGGCACACGTCGCTTTTGCCGAAGATTCGTTATATAACGTATTGTGTACGGTATTAATGAAAAGTGTATCTAATTTAGTCACTTCTTGACCACCAATCCACAAAGAGAATTCAGTTGGTGAAGTTTCAACTGGTGTTGTCGCATTCGCGGATTTAAAAATAGATGCATCGTTATCATTACTGTTAATATTGGCATTTTCAATCCACACGTAACTCAAAAGATCACCTTTCGATTTGATAGGTATGGAAACTTCGTTTCCCGATCCAAACACTCCGATATAATCCATACGTTCTGGTTTTATCGAAAAGTTTGTGTGACGTTTATAGTTTTGTCTAAAAAAAGAGACTTGAGGATCGCCTGTGATATAGACGTCCTGGGCACCGACTGAGACGAGATCAATCAAAGCAGCTGACATATTTACTACTATACTATATTAAAAAAATCGGGCGTTAACGTAATAAGATAAAAATGGTCGTGTTTCAAGTATTGACCTGGGAAACACAAGACACGGAAGACGAACACTTGATTAGTATTTTTGGTAAAACAAACGAAGGTAAGTCTGTATGTGTTACGACCAGTTTTACACCATACTTCTTCGTAAAACTTCCGAAGAAAACATCACAAATGGATATTCGTAATTTATATACAAAGATTGATAAGTTATGCCCTGAATGTTTGATAAGTTATGATATCGTTCAATCTAAAGATGTATGGGGTTTTCAAAATAATGAAAAATTTATTTTTATGCAATTAAACTTTAAGAACCTCGCGGCACGACGTATGGTAAATGGGCGATTAAAACGTACATTACCCGATGAAGCCGTGAAATATAAAGTCTATGAATCAAACCTGGACCCTGTTCTGAGGCTGATGCACCGAACTAACATTCAATCTACTGGGTGGATGGATTCGGGAGACGCGTGTGTACGTTCACATTTAGCACACGTTAATATAGATCTGTTCTGTAACGACTGGAAAACACTTAAACCGGTTGATATTCAAGAGACTGCACCTTTTGTAGTTGCGTCCGTGGATATTGAATGTAATAGTTCAACGGGTAAGTTTCCTGATGCAGACGTAAAAGGTGATGCATGTTTCCAGATTGCTGTATCACTTACACATTTTGGTTCTGACGTACCGTACGATAAAACGTGTTTTTGTTATAAAAAAACAGATTCGAACCTAGATGGGTGTATAATTAAGAGTTACGAGACAGAACGCGAAATGCTTATGGCATTCAAGGAGTATCTTATGGAAAAGGACATTGATATCATAACAGGTTGGAACATATTCGGTTTTGATTTAGAATATATAATGAAACGTGCGGTCATGACGGGGTGTGATCAGACATTCTATGAAATGAGTAAAATGAAAAATCATTCATGTGAACTTGTGTATAAGAAGTTGTCTTCGAGTGCACTCGGTGACAATGATCTCAAGATTTTACCGATGCCTGGACGGTTTATTTTCGATCTATTTCATGAAGTTAAAAAGGGGTATAAACTTGATTCATACAAACTTGATAACGTTTCGAAACTGTACCTCGGTGATAATAAAATTGATATGCCACCAAAAGAAATGTTTGCGCGTTTTGTTGAAGAAGACCCCGTAAAGTTACGTGAAGTTGCTGAATATTGTATTAAGGATACACTTTTACCTCATCGTTTGTTATCAAAATTATCTATACTTGTTAATTTATTAGAGATGGCTAAAGCGACGTGGGTTCCCCTCTGTTATTTAGTCGAAAGAGGACAACAAATCAAAGTGTTTAGTTTGTTAACAAAAAAAGCTCGTGAAATGGGGTTTATGGTTCCAACTATATCATGGGGACAATATTCTGCAGAAGGATACGAAGGTGCGACCGTTCTAGACGCACAAAAAGGTGCCTATTATACACCAATAACAGCACTAGATTTCGAAGGTCTATATCCATCAATTATGATGGCACATAATTTATGTTATTCATCGATGGTTATGGATTCAAAATATGAAAATATACCTGGTATAACATACGAAACGTTTGGGTTTTATAAGTTTGCACAAGATGTTCCAAGTCTTTTACCAAGTATTCTTCTAGAACTAAAACAGTTTCGTAAACAAGCTAAAAAGGATATGGCACAATCGACCGGTGCCCTGAAAGAAATGTATAATGGTAAACAATTGGCGTATAAAGTGTCGATGAACTCTGTATATGGATTTACAGGTGCATCAAAAGGTATGTTACCATGTGTACAAATTGCCTCAACGGTAACTCTAAAAGGTCGGAGTATGATCGATGAAACAAAAGCGTATGTGGAAAAGAATTTTCCGGGTGCAAAGGTAAGGTACGGTGACACGGATTCTGTCATGGTTGAATTTGATGTGGGAAACCGGACAGGAAAAGAAGCAATTGAATATAGTTGGGAAATAGGTGAACGCGCCGCGGAAGAGTGTACTAAACTCTTCAAAGCACCGAACAACCTTGAACTTGAAAAAGTATATTGTCCATATTTCTTATATTCAAAGAAACGGTATGCGGCAAAACTTTGGACAAAGGGTAAAGATGGTAATATGAACATGGATTACATAGACGTCAAAGGACTTCAATTAGTACGAAGGGACAATACACCTCACATGCGTGAAGTATGTAAAGAACTTCTTGATGTTGTTTTAGAAAGTAGTGATACCGGTCCACCAAAAGAACTCGCTTTACAAAGGGCTATTGAACTTATTGAAGGTGATGTACCTAACGAAAAACTAATTTTGAGTCAGAGTTTATCGGATTCGTATAAATCAAAAGGATTCTCTGTTTCTATTAATAGTCCCGATATTAAGGATATCAATCAAGCCCATGTTCAAGTTGTACGAAAAATGCGTGAAAGACAACCGGGTTCCGAACCACAATCAGGTGATCGCGTACCTTATATTCTTCTCGATACGGGTGATCCTAAAGCAAAGGCGTTTGAAAAGTCGGAAGATCCAAAATATGCAAAAGACAATAATTTAAAGGTTGATTATAATTATTATTTTATAAACAAGTTCCTAAACCCTGTGTGTGATTTAATCGAACCACTCTTTGAGGATCCTAAAGAAGAGATATTCGGTGAACTTCTAACACGCGTGAAACCGAAACGACGCCCAAAGAAAAAAGTAGAGGCTGAAACTGAAGGGCAACAAAAAATAAGTGACATGTTCAAAACGCTTAAAAAATAGTGACGTATATAAAATATGACATCCAGAAAATTACAAACACTTTGGGATGAAGAGGTAGAAACCGAATTATATAGACGTACTATAAAGATAATGGAAAAAATATCGTATAAATATTCTATCAATTTAAAACTTTTACTCTCTGAAATTCCAAACCCATTAAATTTTTGTAGAGGTTTTAAAAAGGATGGTTCCCCATGCATAGCAAAAGCTAAACTTAATGGAATGTGTGGGAGTCATATAGATCAACCTCAACTTAGAGATCCAATAGAAATGGTTTCTAAAAATAATGAAGGTATACGTCATACACATAATTTATCGGAATGTATATTTAAACCTGGGTGTCCGGCGTGTGAAGTGTCAAGAAAGGGATTTAGAGAATTGCGTGGAATAATGTAATAATGAATAAATCAGCTATTCTACTAACATCGATCGATACATTTTATAATATACCCGAGAATAGAGCTACACTTTTAGAAATTCTAAATAAAACTGGTGGTATTTCTCTAAGAAACCTTGAATGGTTTATAACAAATTATTCAAAGAAAAACAATCTATCATATAAGACAAACGATGGTAAAATATTTAGTGTACACTGTGCATATAAATCAAGTTTAGATGGATACAGTAAAAAACTTTTTGACCCATTCTGTCGTTCGTCTAAAATATCGTACACTGTTCCGGGTACATCCAATGAAATACATACGACTGTTGCACAGCTGAATTTCATAAGATGGTGTATAAAAAATAATATAATTGAGTATATTCATGATCATAAAAACGCTCTTTTTTCTAAACAAGTGTCATGATACCATTTTCAAAAATGAATGTTTGATATCCCACATAATATAAGTGTAGTGTATAGTCACTCGTAAGACCTTCTTTCATAGTAACATCTAAAACCGTTCGGTTAGATTGTAACTGACTAAAATCCAACATTCCCGATGGTTCCACATTAATCGGATTCATCGAGAATGCATATGTGTAAATGTTTCGTAACGGTCGCGATAAACGACTTGAAAATGGAACAACATATTTGAAATATTTATGATCGCTATCTTGAATATTTGGTACATCTTCACCATTTACAAATATTTTTGCACTTGACATGGGTGGATTGTAAAATTCGTTATTTATGGAATATTCTACATTTGAAGAGAAATTATACCTATTCGCAAATACATTTGCAAGTAAAGTTGTACCACCTTCATATGTATCTTCGTTTTCAAACGCGGTTTGTCTGAAAAACCAATTAAGTGTTTTTACCGGTGTTTTTGGAACAAGTTCAAGTTTTGCGTTTTGTACACCCACTGGTATATCTAAAGTAGGGTGTTTTTTAACAATATCGGTAACGAGAACGTGTTTTCTATTTGTTATATAGCTACGTTCAATTGGTTCGAGTGCTATTTCTTCGGTAACGATATCAAATTCGTTTAAGGAAAGAGAATCTGTTTCGTTCGTGAAAAAAGTCTGTTTACGAAACTCGAATTCAAACTGGAGCTTTTGTTTGTGTATAGCACACGTTGGAAAGTAAGGACGATTTGGTTTATTTGTTTCATATTCATCACTTTCATACTTACGAGAAAAGAGTAAAGGTATTGGAATATAAACACGTGATTTATTTTGTGCTAAAAACTGATTACCAGCTAATAAAGATGTATCTTCTGCATTATTTCTATTTAACGTGTACCTCTTCGTTCTCTTTTCGGATTCATCAAGATATAATTCATCGTATATAATTCCCCAATCACCATGGAACTTTTCAACAACCGTTTCATCGACACGCATGGTTATAGATTTAAAAATGTGTCTCCCAATTTGATCCGCATAATAACTATCGGAACCTGATAAAGCCGGTAATTCAAACGTTACGTACATATTTGCTAAAAGATCACCCATATTTCTCGGGTTATACGTAACTTTTATAGTTTCACCAAAAGGCCAAGACGTCAAAGAATTACTTGGTTTATTTACGTTTAGACTTTTATGAAACTTTGTAAAATTAGCGTGTTGTTTACGTTCATACTTAAAGAATGAATGAATAGGATCATCTTCTAAGAGGTATGTATCTTGTTTACCAATTGCATTAAGGGATACTATAGAACCTGTATTTGGTCCAGACGTATCACACATACTTACTACTTATTGTTTATATATTTTTAAATCCCTTTTCCACATATCGATATGAGACATTTGTTGTAATGTGTCAAGCTCTATTCTCGATTTTGTTGTTTCTTCCCTGAGGTTTTGTACAGCTTCACTTGTGTACTGATACGTTTTAATATTCAAGAGATATTCATACGAATTATCTATTTTATCAAATATTTTTCCAATTTCGTGTTCGAGATCTGAACGTTTACGTTTGAAAACAATAAGTTTTTCATGAATAACCATATCAATAAATTTCGACATATTTTCAAGTTTTTTAGATTTTTCTTTTAAGACATGTATAAGATGTGCTTTTCTTTTTTTATACGTCTCTGACCGTATTTTAACAAAATCGGTAAGAATTTCTTCTGGACTTTCGTATTTATGAATACCCTTTGTCGGATGAAATAAGTGCATATTTGATACATGAAATGTCTTCTGAAGTTTAAAATCTTTTATAATATCGTTACCCGTGTATCCTTCAATACTAAAATTAACATCGTCAGTCGTACTGTTATTCACGTAATTCGTAATCTTTTTCTTTTCGATAAGGGTATCGAGATACTCTTTATAGTCTTGTGTCCAACGCCCCGGTGGAAGTTCGGTTACTATTACATTTTTACCCGAAGATTTCCACACACCTTCCGTTATCCATAAACCATCTTCATTACTAAACACGCGACCTGTGAATTTATCAAACCATGGTTTCATTGGTATTATATTTTCACCATTAATTACACGTTCAATATTATGTTTAATATCTGACGGGTTAAACGGTGGTATATACGAACTAAATCCCGTACCTATACCCTCGGTTCCATTTACTAAAACAGTTGGTAAAATAGGAACATAATAGTCGGGTTCAATCTGTTTACCGTCGTCGTCGAGATAGTTTAGAACTGGATCATCTTTAGGATCAAAGAGTATTCTCGCATTTTTAGTCAATTTTGTGAATATATACCTGGTTTGACTCGCGTCTTTACCACCCATGAGACGTGTACCGAATTGACCACATGGTTCGAGTAAATTAATGTTATTTGACCCCGTAAAATTATGTGCTAATTTTACAATAGTATCTGCCAAAGACACTTCACCGTGGTGATACGACGTTTTTTCAGAAACGTACGCGGCTAATTGCGCAACCTTCATTTCGGACGTAAGATTCTTCGTGAAACACGCGTATAACACTTTCCGTTGAGACGGTTTTAAACCATCTGAAACGTGTGCAATAGACCTTTTCAAATCAGCAAGACTGAAATTTACGAGATCTTTATGAATAAAGTCGGAAATACCGAGACGCTCAACGTTTCCATACGGTACTTCGAGTTCGGACGCCTTCTTTTCTGTACTTTCAAGTAACCATGTTTTACGTAAATCTGATTTCGTCTTATCAAATGCAAGAATTATAGACTCGTCCATTGAATCATCTGTATCAAATTGAACGGTAAGGTCTTTAATCTTCTTGAAATATTCACGTGCCTCTGCAGACGTGGATGTACCGAGACCCTTATAATATTTAATTTTCCACCCAGATTTACCAGTACCATACCATTGCCTAAACGTCGAGTCCGTATAAAACGATTTAGTTTCCGAACCCTTGGTCGCTTTTATAATAGGTGTGACCATACTCACAACAAAATTAAGTTTGAGTAAACTCGGCCAGAAATAGTGGATCATGTTAAGAATGAGACCTTTGATATGACTTCCATCGTTATCTGCATCGGTCATGATCATAAGTCGCCCGTATCTGAGTTCGGAGAGTGATGTATACACTTTCCCTTGTTGAAGTCCCAAAATCTTTTTAAGGTCGTTAAACTCCTTGTTTTCTGTAAGTTGTTTTACACTCGCGTCACGTACATTCTTACATTTACCCCGAAGTGGGAAAACACCGTAATGATCGCGCCCAACAACCGAAAG